ACGCCCATAATTACATCGTCTCCGTAGGCCAACATCCGCACGTTCTCTTCGAAGTCTTTCAAGCTCACCGGGATATTGTTCATTGCCTGACTCATTTGGAATGCCACTGTCATCAAATACAAATTCTCAATTGTATTTGTTATCTCCGTCGCCACAATACCTGATGGTATACCGACTTCTTTTTGAAAGAGGATATCATTTGCAATCACCATAGAATGAACTACAGCATGGAAAATTGTACATCTCGCTCTCCAGTGCTCATCTCCATAATAGTTCTGCACTGTCTGGAGGAACGCCTCTACTGCAAACTCTGGCACACTACCATCATAGTTACTGAAATCGACATCAAATCCAGATCCCCCCATACTCTCAAGCCCCTGAAGGAACTGGCCCCACACTGCATCCTTGTCGCACCCAATCGCGTGACTCATGTTAAAACCCATGTGGTGTCTATAGTGATTGAGGAAGTGTCCAAAATACTTCCTCATGAGAAAAGTGAGATCCAGCCCTGACTGTAAAAAGACTCTTGTTTTTCCTAACTTTGCCTTCTTCTTTGTGGTTAACTCATCTTTCGTTGTAGCGCAGAAATAAGTCTCTAACTCAATCCCCTCTTCTGCCATCGTTTCTAGGTGTGCCACATGCTCTACAAAAGTGCGGTCAATCATCTTCAATTTTCGTGTTTTTGCAACATCACTCAATTTGTACTTTAACGGGTCTAATTCCTCACCCGTTTTCGTTTGAGGTAGTGCCTCAAAAATTTCAGTCTTTCCATCCTTGAAGTACTTCTGAAAGTAACCACTCGAAGTTGAAAGCACAAGTGGGCTCAAAAGATCGTATCCATTGATGATTTCCTCATCTGTAAGTAAACGCACCTCAGTCCCCTTTCCAATCTTCTTACACAAGTAATCAACTGACGTTTGATGAATAGGTAAAGGGATTGGCATGATCATTTTGTTTTCAAACTTGATCAAGTTTGTGAAGAGCGGGTGCACTTTTTCTCCCCCGACATCAACAACGTTCTTTTCGGTGGGAACATAACCGTCTTCCCAATCAACGTGTGTCAACCCCGTTCGCATCAGTGCTGTATTTGCCGGTTGAAATCTGGAAACACTCTCTCCATGACGCTCAAGGGTCCCTAGATTCTCAATTGTTTTGGGAAAGAACTTATTTGATTTAGGTTTAAAATCCAAATCCATCTCTTCAACGGCTGTCACAGTTGTCAGTCTCTCGTCAATCAGTGCTTCTGCTTCATCAATCCCTTCTATGGTGAAGTCCGATATGCCCACTTTATTATGTGCCATTTCTCCGAGCCAATGGAAACCCACTAGCGGGCGGTGCTCACCTCTATTTCTTAGCACATACGGTCGTCCACAGTCCCCACATTCTGACTGGAATTGAGTAGTTCCACCTAAGCCTGTGCGGTCTCCAAAAACTGCTACACGCTTAAAATTCACCAAGGCTTTTCCTGAGTTTTCCACATTTTCTTTATCAAGCCACCAAGCAGCCATCTCCGAAACGCTTAAAGTCGATTTTCTCTTCCTACTAATGATGAGACTCCTAATGCTCCGGGCGTGCTGGCAAGTAGCTCCCACTAACTTGACTACTGTAGCATCTTTGATTCCCGCGTGAAATCCACTTTCATCCACTGCTTGCATGTTGACATTGTCTATTCTAATTGGAATAAAGCCTACACTTTTCCCTGTTCGATCTTTTTTCTCAAGTTCAACGTACACAAGTTCTTTGGCCTGTCGATAGGCTTTGATGAAGTGTCCAGGAACCAAGAGAGTCCGGTTGTCTATTGCCAGGCACGTAAGTCCTAAACTCTTCCCAGCTTCATTTGTATACTGAATCCGCCTTTGTGCCCGAAAAATAGCGTGTGCAACTTCTGTAAGCTCATCATCCCCTTGTTCTTTACCTCTAAAGACATCCTTGGGAGCACGCTTCGGGGCATTCTTTCTAAATGGCTGGCGATTTCCATTACTATCGTATTGTGGACCTTGCTCAGTGTAACCCACGGCTTTCGAAATTACTGAGCTTATGATCTTTACGATTCCATAAATCACCGCCAACCCTGCTACCACGCCTGCTGCAATCGCT